TTGCTTATAATTGCACCTTCTTCTGAAGTTGGGTCCTGCATATATTGTGCATTCCAGTTCTTCATAGAAATAGATGCTTTAACAGAATCTAAATCTTCTCTTGACCAATATTCAGGCCATACAGGTTTATCAGTTGGAAGTATCGCAGGAAATTCTATAACCTTCCACTTATCCGCTTTTGGTTCTGATTGTCCCTTGATGAGCCTTCCAGTAAGATCGTCTACCGCCCACCGGGTCATGACAACTAAAATTCTTCCACCTGGTTGCAAACGTTGTCTGGGTCCTGAACTGTACCACTCATAAGCACGTTCCATCGCTGAGTCTGACATTGAGTCTTGCTCAGTATGTGGATCATCAATAATAAGCAAATCGGCCCCTCGTCCTGTGATAGAACCGCCAACTCCCGCTGCAAAGTATTCACCACCATGATTGGTTTCCCACCTGCCTTTTGCTTTACTATCTTCTCTTAATTGTACATTACCAAAAATTTGTTTATACTCCCGGGTGTTCATAAGGTTCCGAACCTTACTTCCAAATCTTGAAGCTAATTCTGCGTTGTGGGATACCTGCATAATTTTTTTCTTTGGGTATTTTCCAATATACCAAGCAGGAAACAAATAAGATGCAAATTCAGATTTAGTATGCCTAGGAGGCATATTAATGATGAGCCTCTTCGCATCACCATCAGCTATATCTTGAAAAGCTTGAGCAATAATTTGATGGTGCCCATATTTCTTAGGGTCCTTTGTCTTACGATAAATAAAATCTTGCCACATAGTTTCTGCAAAAATTAAAAAATCATCCTGGCATAACTTGATCCACTGTAATTGTTTTTGAAGAATTAAATCTTTTAATTCTTCTTCTGTAAGATTTTCTATATTCATACCGTTTGGAACCATACTATATTTATGTATATTGCTTTGTAAACCCAAAGTCGAGTGAAACCCTAGTATTCAAACGTGGTTTGGAAAATTGTCTTTTTAAATGCTGGTCGTTCTAGATTGTGAGCCTTCTATACGATAGATACACCAATAGCCCTGTCGGGCTATTGGTTTTGGTTGATGTATTACTCTTGGCTTGGTGTTAACTGTTGAATAAGTGTACTAAATTTCTCTAGTATATTACTCTTGAACTCGTCAACAACTGCGTTGCCATTGTTTTCTAATATGTGTTTCTCGCACTCACCCATTAATAATTGAAACATTATTTCATAGTTAAGTTGTTTCTTCGCACCATTAGAAACCAACATATCTTTTAATTGAGTTGGCGATTTCTCGCCAACTCTTTCTGCTAGTACATTAGCAATATTGATTAAACTACTATTTGTCATCAGTACCACCAATTGCTTTATATTCGCTGTACTCTAATTCAGTACAGAACTTGTTGAATAAATCATTGTGAGCAATCTTGAAATTCGCTGTCTCAAATTTCTTTCGCTTACGATTTATCTTTTGTATTCCAAAACTATTGCCTTGCTCATCTTGAACAATGATTAAGTTTTGATTTGATCTATCAAAAACATCAACAATATTCTGTTTCATTGTATCCAACTCTTTTGATAGTCTATTTGCTTTTAGCTTTAATTGAGCATAAGCAAGAACTACTTTCTTTTCTTCTTGCTTTAGCTTTTTTATTGCATTTGGCATTTTTACCTCTTTGTTAAGTTTACAATCTTATGACTGCCTGTTGTTCTTATATCTTATCAAGTCTTATTGCAATAGTTAATTTAACTTTTTTTTATTTATTTCTTTCTCCAGAAATTTAGCAAAATCACTAAAAGCACCTGTTTCTCCATCTGTTTGTATTTGAATAGGTAAAGTTGGCTCAACTGCTAGTTGTAATTTATCTGTACCCATTATTGATTCTAATTTTTTTACGAGAGATTGAACTTCCTGCGTTGCGTGTTCTTGTCTTATCTTTGCGTCTTGTTCTCTTTTCTCTTTCAAGCGAGCGAGAGAGTTTGCACCCTCTCGCTTTATTTTATCTTTACCACCAACACTCATAAAAAACCTTGTACCCTTTCTCTAGCCATTGTTTCGCATCTCTACAAAATTTTAAATCGTAGGCTTTCATGTCGTTTTGTTCACCTTCCCAAGTGTAGCTGTCATCACCAAAGAAAAACCCTTCTGTTTTTGGAAGTGTGCGAGTTTCAATTTGTTTCTCTAGCATATCTAATTCATCTTTGTTGAGATAGAGAGGTACACAATTAAAATCTATATCTCCACCATTCTTCTTATCCCACAACTCCTGCATAAATCCTTGTAGTCTGTTGTGCTTTCTCCAATCGGCAAATTGAATAGGCTTTCTATTTTCTGGCAACTCGTCTTGGTTTGCTCTTTCTTTGTTGGTTAGTGTTTCGCCCTTATGACGATAGGCATACATATCTAAACCCATATTTTCTCCTTTGTTAGTTTGTTCCTGCTCTTATCAAATCCCATGCACTAATGCAAGTACTTTTTTTCCATACCTGAACCGAGTTGGAAGCACATGCACCCTAACTTTAGAATAGTTCTAAACTAAAAACATTTCTTTATCAAACGAGCGACACCTGACCAAAAGCATTACGCTGTGCAGGTGAAGGCTTATCAAAACCAAATTCCATTACCTTTTCCTTGACAAACGAGCGACATCTGACCAAAAGGTTACGCTTCCTCTGGGACTGGGCTCCTGAACACTCTGTGCCCTGGATAGCTCTTCCTAAAACGAGCGAGAACGACATCATCACATCAGTCCTGCGAGCAGCAGGACCAGTAGACCTGTGGATACTAATGTAAAGCTTGGGAACAAGAATAGAATTACGAGGTAAAGCATTACCATGTTACGCTGCTTCCCGTTTAGCTACCAGCTCCTGAGCCCTAACTTCAACTGCCCACCATACGAGGGCATTTTTGAACTGAGCACGAGAACATGCATCCTTCACTACGGTGCCTAAGAAGTCACCCGTCTTCTGCCCAGCCTCTGCTGCGTGATCCCCAATCATCAGCCAGATCTCCAGATGGAATGTGTCATAGAACTCCGAGGTGTCCTTATAGTAGACTAGTCCAGGCACGCCTCCGCTGCAGCCATGTGTTGCGATGTCTTTGATCAAGAAAGACTCATCCTTCTCACCGAGCTGTAACCAGTGTGCAATGTGCTTGGCCTCTTCTGGCTTCTTGGCATCAGGGTCGAAGTTACGCTGCAGGTGGTCATTAATGTGGTGTTGAATGGTTTCATAATCGTTGAGTTGCTCGAGCGAGCGGTACACCGGGCCGGGGAGATCCTGCCATTTCTTACACCATCTGTGTTTGTCTAACAATTGTTTTTGTTTTGTCATTAAATGTCTAGGCATCTTTTACCTCTGACTCTTTCCATGTATTCCCATTTGCAATACACTTGGTGCCCCGGCCACCGGTTAACGCGTACGTCTTACCAGCTTGTGGTATGTTGTTAGCCTCAGCGACATCATTATGTGGCACTGTTTCCTGAATGGCTTCGTCCAATTCCTTTTGGTATTCTTTGTTGTTCATCTTTTCTCCTTTGTTAGTTTGCAGACCCCCTGGTCAGCGTTTTACCTTACCGATCGACTTGTTAGGTACCAGGGGATCAGACCTTACATAAGATATGATGGGACAGATGTCAAGTCCTTTCTTCGAACTTTTTTTTTCAAAAGCTCTGGAGACCCTGATGGTAGTCAACACTACGCTGCTGCTGGAGACCCAGTGTCTTAAACGAGAACGAGATGATTTTCTTTTGAAACGAGAACGAGGATTGAGGCGCACCTTCGTTTAACCTAGTGGCTCGCCTCTAACCTCAGATGAGTAGCTTACTTGTTTTTATTAGGTACCACATACTACCACATCAGTTACGGTTGCGGTGTGCTAGCCTTGCGTTCAAGTTCTCACCGAAACCTAAGAGCTAGTGGAAAAAGACATTTGCACGGGTATACCATAACAATCTCACCGGCTCCTGAACTGTATATAAGATATCATGGGATAAATGTCAATAGCTAAAACGACATGGTTAGGAAGCACGCTGCACCTGAAGTGTCGTTACCTGCCCCCGTTAAACTAACAAAGAGGGAAATAAAACGAGGGCGGGAAACGACACGACATTGTGGTCAGGAAGCAGGATCAGAGTCCCAGCTCTGAAGACGGCCCTGAAGGGTCCGGTCTTCCTTAATAAACGAGGTTTGTCAACGAGAACGACAAACGAGAACGACATCACGCTGCCTCCTGAAGGCAGCTCACCAGAGCTTCCTGGATCAGAGGCCATTGAAAGGGAACCGAGAACTCAAACCGAGGTTTCAGTTCCCGAGGTTCGGTGAACCGGGACACCGGTCTGTACAGTTTAAGAGACCTCTTCGAGAGGGTCTCTTTCAAGATAAATACTTTACCACCAGCTTTAATATATTTATTTATCCATACAATTTGCCACTTATTTAGCTTAGGATAACTGAGTGAATCTGATTTTAATTCTATCCAAAAAATTCCTTTTGTATGTACTCCATGAATGTCAGGTACACCATTGATTGTGCTAGTTTCTATGCGGGTTAAGAAGCAATCAGTCAGTCCTTTTTTAGTTCTTTGCCAGAGTAAACTTTCTTGATTTATTGATCTCATTTTTCAGTCAGTTTTCTAATATTTGTAATTACTGAGTTAGGTATAATAGTTGTGTTTCCAATACTATCAATATCTTTTTGATTCTCTGCAAAAGAAGTCCATGAGCTATCGCTCACAATGTCGTACCACTCTACTTCCACCATAGGGTATTTTTGTATTTCTGATGTAATCTTTCTTGGAATTGAAATTTTCTTTTTACTCATCATCAACCTTTACCATTACTGTTCCAAGAGAAGTAAATATCGTTGAATTGTGCACCGAATTAAAAACCTTAACCCACTCAGACCAACTAGCCTTTTTCAATTTGTGCAACATCGATGGACTGAGCTTCAATCGTTTTCGCGTTGTGCCCATCGATTTTTTCGGAAAGTTCTTGTAATTTGTTTTCAAGTTCTTCACGTGACATTCCCTCCAGACCAGTTACTTTGACTTCTTTTCTATCTACAAATGAGCCTGCAAGTTGACCAGATCTATATTCAGCATTTATAGCAGCAGCAAACTGTTCTTTCTTTTCGGCTTTATCAGATAATCTTTCAAATCGTTTAAACCTTCGGAGGTTATCACCTTCGTACATTTTAAGTTCTTTGCCAAACCTTTTATCAAAATATTTAGCAACATGTGGATTAAGCTTTCTAGATAATAATCTAGATGCTATTACACCATAGTCATTTTCATTCTTACATTCATACCCAGCTCTCTTTAAAGCTTCAGCTTGTGTAATTGTTCCCCAATCCTTAACATAAATCTCTACAAACATTTTTTGTTTAGGAGTTAAGTCGTTTTCAGTTCTTAATTCTTTTTTCTTTAAACCCATAACTATATATATTTTTTTACAATTTTATTTAATTTTTTAGCTTGGCCTGCGTGAGCTTTAGATGCTTTTTCTAATTTCTTAGCAACAGTCCTTACAGTTTTTACATTTCCACCAATATCATAACCTAGCGCTTTTTTTCTAACTCTTTTATAACCTCTGTCAGCAGCTACTGCCATTTCTTTTTTCATTTGCTTTCTAGCTTTAGCAGTAAGTGCAGGAATCTGCATTGTCTTGCCTGCTTTGTCAGATGCATAAGCTTTGCCATATACAATAGGACTTTGATGTCTTGATTTAGATCTTTTACTTTTTTCAATATTTAATATAATTCTACGTCTTAGACCTGGTTTAGCTTTAATGTCTGCTTTAGTGATTATTTTAGTTCCTTTAATTTTTGCTTTAAGATCTGCTTTTTTTAAATTATATGGAATTGTAGGCACAGCACCTTGAGTTTTTTTGGTTCTTTTTATCTCAGATTTATGTTTTTTATATAGTTTACGGAAGGCCTCTTTGGCCATCTTTCTACCTTCTTTGGTAGCAGCTATCTTATACCCAGACTCTAGAAGTTTTTTCATCATGATTTTTTATTATATAGATTATTTCATCGCAAAGTAAGTACCCAAAAACTTCTGATTGCGTTCCCGCAAGAGTGGTGTCCCTAGGGACACCACAGGGACACCACAGGGACACCATTAAAATTGATTAAAAGCATTGATATAATTGACTAATAACACTTCAGGGACACCAGGGACACCTGTTTGACCCCCTGGGGTACTTTTTATTGCTCAGGGGTCTAGATAATCTATATAGTATATTTTACTTTAGAATTATTCTAACCTTTATCCGTTGTCCATTGTCCGGTATCCGTGTATACTGATTGTTGTTTATGTTAATTGTAAACTTAAAAGAAACTCCTGGGGGTCATGGTTAAGTCATTAATGCTCTCGGAAATTCCCCCAGGGGTTAAATTCATACGGCCACCGTGACAGTAATAGTGCTTCTTATTTTATTTTAATTTTACAAATTCTAAGCATAATCCCTCTTCTTTCACTAGAACTCTTAGCAGCTCTGTAATCTTTATATAAACTTCTATATTTAACCCAAGATCTCTGCAGCTCAGTAAATACTACCTTATTTTCTTCAATTAATTTTTTATATCTTTCATAAATTAATTCTGGATCAAAACCTGCGTACCAACAAATATCATTAAAAGTATTATCATAGGCTAAAAACCAATCATGAGCATCTTTTTTAAGGTAAGATTCCTGTTTACTCCCGTGGGTGGTCAAAGCATCTTCAAAAGCTTGTAGAATCACCGCTTGAAATAGTCTCTGTTCTGGAGACTTATTTTCTTTTATAAGCTCAACTGCAATATCAGTGCCCAAAGTTTTTAACAAGCCTGGAGAATAACTCACGAAACTGCCTCTGTATAATTCTAGGAGACTTCTGTTCTACAGAAAAAAGATAATCTTCATACGCTTCGACCATAAATTTAGTTTTTTCATGACCATCTAAAGTCTTACAAAAATCTACGGCTGCTTTATTATATCTACTATCAAAAAGCATCTGCATAACCACGATGTGGGAAAAAATGGATGTGGAATTACACCGTGGTTAAGCATTTTTGACAACCAGTTTTAAACCTTTAGCTTGTGCAGCTTTTTTTCTACCGGTACGCCAACACTCCTCGATTTTATCAAGGAATGCTAAACTGAAATTTCCTAAACCAAAGTCATTTCCACAATACAACTGAAACATTAAACTAGTCAGCTCGTCATAAGTCTTTTTATTAGGACTTATTAATACAAGCTTCTGTAGTGCTTGCTCTAATGCTTCTGGACTGCTTTTAGCAGCTCTTTCACCCACAAAAATCTCCTTATTTTTAAGTTAATTTTAGTGTTCGTTGT